TATTGGAATGATCTCGAAGATGCGTTTTCAACTCTGTTACCTGACACAAGTGAATCAGTAACTCCAGAGTTAGAAGACATTAAACGTCTTTCTGGAATTGCACAAGGCATTCAATCTGAGTAATTAGTACTAACAAAGGGCTCTTCGGAGCCCTTTTTCTTTGGCGAAAAAATCTTCGCATTTCTTTGACCTTGCTAAATAAAAAGCGCATAATATTACTATGTGCAATAGGCACGCAGTACCATTTAAACTTAAGGCTCAAGGAGGCAAAACAAATGGCAACATTAGCAGAAATTCGTGCGAAACTTCAAGAATCGCAAAACAAATCAACAGGCTCCACAACAGGTGGCGGCGACAACGCAATTTATCCCCATTGGAATATGCCGGAAGGTAAGGAAGCAGTAATTCGTTTCTTGCCAGACGGTAACACTAACAACACATTTTTCTGGGTTGAACGTGCAATGATCAAACTTGAATTTGCAGGTGTTAAAGGTGAAACCGACACACGTAAAGTTCAAGTACAAGTACCCTGCGTTGAAATGTATAACGACGGCAGCGTATGTCCTATTCTTTCAGAAGTCCGTGGTTGGTTTAAAGACAAATCACTCGAAGAAATGGGTCGTAAGTATTGGAAAAAGCGCAGTTACATTTTTCAAGGTTTTGTCGTTGAAGATGTTCTTAAGGAAGAAAAGACTCCTGAAAATCCTATCCGTAGATTTATTATCGGACCTCAGATTTATCAAATTATCCGTTCGGCATTGATGGATCCAGAACTTGACGAATTGCCAACAGACTATCTCAAAGGTGTAGATTTCCGTATTGCAAAAACATCTAAAGGTGGTTTTGCTGACTATTCTACTAGTAAGTGGAGTCGCCGTGAACGTGCAATATCTGATCAAGATCGTGCAGCTATTGAGCAATACGGGTTGTTTAATCTTTCTGACTTTTTGCCTAAAAAGCCTACAGAAGTTGAGCTTAAGGTAATGAAAGAAATGTTTGAAGCGTCCGTCGACGGCGAACCATACGACATGGAACGTTGGGGGCAATACTTCAAACCGGCAGGTATGGGTCAAGCAACAGGTGATCCAAACAAGCCTGCTGCTCGTCCGGCTGCTTCAGCACCTGTACCTAGCGATGATGATGTTCCTTTTGAAGCTGATTCGACTCCGGCACCTGCTCCGGCAGCAGCTAGCGCATCGACCGAAACTGCGAATCGTGCTCAAGATATCTTGGCTATGATTCGTAATCGTAAGCAGTAATTAACACGGCTCCGACCTCTGAGACTTAGTCTTATCGTCGGAGTTTTTTAACGCTAAAAGGAATAAAATATGGCTAAGGCATTTGACGTTAGCAAGTTTAGAAAAAGTCTAACAAAGTCTATCGACGGGCTTGGTGTTGGATTTAATGACCCAACTGATTGGATATCGACTGGTAATTTTGCATTGAACTATTTGATTAGTGGTAATTTTACACACGGTGTTCCGTTAGGCAAAGTCACAGTATTTGCAGGAGAATCCGGTGCAGGTAAGAGTTATATCTGCTCAGGCAACATTGTTAAGGCAGCACAAGATCAAAACATTTTTGTTGTGTTAATTGACAGTGAAAACGCACTTGATGAAAAATGGCTACATGCATTAGGTGTAGATACTTCAGAAGAAAAATTGCTTAAACTTAATATGGCAATGATTGATGATGTAGCAAAAACTATTCATGAGTTTATGAAAGAATATAAACTCATGTCTGATGAGGATCGCCCTAAGGTCTTGTTCGTCATAGACAGCTTGGGTATGTTGCTTACCCCAACCGATATCAACCAGTTTGAAGCAGGTGACCTTAAGGGCGATATGGGCCGTAAGCCTAAAGCATTGACAGCACTTGTTCGTAATTGTGTTAATATGTTTGGTAGTTATAATGTAGGTATGGTTTGTACAAATCACACTTATGCATCGCAAGATATGTTTGATCCAGATGACAAGATCTCCGGCGGCCAGGGTTTTATTTACGCATCAAGTATTGTAGTTGCTATGCGTAAACTGAAACTCAAGACAGATGCAGATGGTAATAAGACTACAACTGTTAACGGTATCCGTGCAGCTTGTAAGATTATGAAAACTCGTTATGCAAAGCCTTTTGAAAGTGTACAAGTTGAAATTCCTTACGAAACAGGTATGAGTCCATACAGCGGATTAGTTGACTTGTTTGAAGCAAAAGGCATGCTCAAGAAAGAAGGAAATAGTCTTGTTTACACAACACATGACGGCGAGATTATCAAGCAGTTCCGCAAAGCATGGGAACGAAATGAGAAAACTGGTCTTGATATTGTAATGAGCGACATTTCAAATTATGGTGAAAAAACTGAATCAGAGATAACTACTACAGTTGATTCAGAATCGGAGACCACTGAATGAAAGAAGACCTTATTGCAGACCTTTGGACAGTAGTTATTGAGCATATTCCAGAAAAACATCGTAAAGATGTTGCTTCGGATTTTGTTAATACATTAACAGATTATGGAATTAAAGATAGTGTTTTAGAAAGCCTAATGGGTATTGATCCTTATCTTGATACTGCAATCGAATATGTCATTGACGGTGAAGAAGTTGAAGATGACGACTATTATGATGAAGAAGAATGAACTGGTACGATAAAGTTTCGAAAGATATCTCAGCAATTCCCGACGCTGCGGCATATTATGAAGCAGAGCTGTTGACTGCAAAACAAGATACACGTATACACGGCAGTATCGAAAAAGCCTCAGCACAAATGCCTGGAATTGTTGAAAATCGATTTAACCAACTTCAGGAAATCGAAGCAATTCTAGAATATCTCAATATAGAGTTGCGTAGATTAAAGAGTCAGTTTTTTCGTAAATATCTCGAAAACTATCAGCGCAGTTTAAGTTCAAGAGATTGTGATAGATTTGTTGAAGGAGAGAGTGACGTTGTTGATTTAGAAAAAATTATTAACGATTTCGCTCTACTCCGAAACAAATGGCTAGGTATCATCAAAGCCCTAGACATCAAACAATGGCAATTGTCAAATATTGTCAAATTACGCACTGCCGGACTAGACGACGCTAGTATTTAAAATAGCAACGTGAATGCAGATAAATATTTGCATGAAAATAATCTTAGTAACAGGCGGGTTTGACCCGATACATTCGGGTCATATTTCCTATTTTAAATCAGCAAAAACTCTAGGCGACATGTTAATAGTTGGATTGAATTCCGATGAATGGCTTGAGCGCAAAAAGGGCCGTGCCTTTATGCCCTGGAACGAGCGACTGTGTATTGTTAATAATCTTTCAATGGTTGACGAAGTTTATACCTTTGACGACGAAGATAACTCTGCTCGACATTTCATTCAGCAAGTTAGAGCACACTATCCGGATGCAGAATTAATTTTTGCCAACGGCGGCGATAGGACTAAAGATAATATACCAGAAATGGACACCGATGATGTTAATCTAAAGTTTGTTTTTGGTGTAGGCGGTACAGATAAGAAGAATTCCAGCAGCTGGATACTCGAGGAATGGAAAGCACCCAAAATAGCTCGTACTTGGGGATATTACAGGGTATTACATGATGTACACGGAACCAAAGTTAAAGAACTAACTGTAGAACCTGGCAAAAGTTTAAGTATGCAACGACATCAACATCGTGCAGAATACTGGATGATCAGCGAAGGTAAATGCGTCGTACATACTACAACAGGTAACGGTTACAGCTATCCGCCTAAACAATTATCTAAACACGAAGAATTTAAAATTTTAATTAACGAATGGCATCAACTAACTAATCCGTTCGATGTTCCTTGCAAAATTGTAGAAATACAATATGGTAATAAATGCATCGAAGAGGACATTGAAAGAAAATGATTCCGATCTTTGTTGGTTATGACCCTAGAGAGGCAATCGCTTTTCATGTCTGCGCCAACAGTATAATTAGATATGCAAGCCGACCAGTCAGTATAATACCCTTGGCGTTGAACCTATTTAACGACTATACCGAAACACATACTGACGGTAGCAATCATTTTATATACAGTAGGTTCCTAGTCCCACACTTAATGAATTATGTCGGCCATGCTATTTTTATTGATGGAGATATGATTCTACGAGACGATATTGTCAAATTATGGGATATGCGTAGTCATTACTATGATGTGCAAGTAGTTAAACACGATTATAAAACAAAAATGCCTATAAAGTATCTTGGTTCTAAAAATGAAGATTATCCTCGTAAAAATTGGAGCAGTGTAATACTTTGGAATTGTCGTAATCCTGCCAATAGAAAGTTAACGCCAGAATTTATAGAAAAATCTACCGGTGCCGAGCTACATCGATTTACTTGGATCAAAGAAGAACGGATAGGTGAATTACCGATCGAATGGAATTGGTTACCAGATGAATTCGGGCCTAACCCAGAAGCCAAATTATTACATTACACTCTAGGAACACCTTGCTTCAATGAGTTTCGTGATACACCGCAAGGGGATGAGTGGCATGCAGAACGTAAACTTACAGAGTATTGTCAACAGAAGGATAACAAATAATGCCCAAGAGTTCTAGAGATGGCAAACAAGCAATTATCGAATGGTTGCAACGTATGTCTGACGTAAAAACAGTATTGGACATAGGTGCAGGTAAAGGAACTTATAAAAGACTATGCGACGGATTTATTGTATATAAAGAAATACCACCACTTACTCCAATTTTACAAGATGCAGAATGGACTGCGGTAGAAGTATGGCAACCATACATAGAAGAATACGAATTAAATCATCTGTATGATAACGTTATAAATGAAGATGTTAGAAATTTTCAAAAAACATTAGGAGAATACGATCTAGCATTTGCAGGCGATGTACTTGAGCATATGACAAAAGAAGATGCTGTTCGACTGGTTAAAACATTAACAAAAAAATGCAAGGTACTTATAGTCAGTATTCCTATCGGGTATCATCCTCAGGGCGAACACAATGATAATCCCTATGAAGTTCATGTTAAAGACGATTGGACACACCAAGAGTTCATTGGCACGTTTGCGGATATTAAAAAGTTCAGTATCGATGATGATATCGGAGTATATTGGATCGAAAGATGAAAGTGGGAATATTTTACAACTCGATATCCAACCCGGGAAAATTTAGTAATAAAGTTGAATTGATGGATAATTTTAAGAAAGGCGTTTTCCTTTCTAAAGACACCACTATTGATTTTAGAAGCAATGAGTTACCTAACCAACAACTAGATGCAGGGTTTGTATTGGGTTATACCTTAGAAGAAAACTTTCGTAAGAAAATTATTAACCATCTTGCATCAAATAACGTTCCGTCTATATTTGTAGATAGTAATATTTTGCATTATTCTAGATCCGAACATTTTTGGCATAGATATAGTTTAAACACAGTCTACCCAGATACAGGGACTTATTTTTTTAATGACTTAGATTTAACAAAATGGGACACATTTAGCAAATGGCATAATGTTTCTTTAAAACCTTGGCGCACCAACGGCAATCATATTTTACTATTAGCACAGCGACCAAAAGGATTCAATATGTTTACTGATCAAGATGCTTGGTTGTCTAAAACTATTGCAAATATTAAAAGACATAGTAATCGTCCTATTGTGGTACGTATGCACCCAGGTGACGGAACACGGCATAAACAAATTGAAAAATTGCAAAAACGTTACGGTAATGCTCTTGGTATTTCCGAACACGAAAATATCAGAGATGCACTAAAAAATTGTTGGTGTAGTGTAGGGTATGCGTCTACGCCAAACGTTGTAAGTGCGATCGAAGGCGTGCCTGTATATGTCGAGGAGCCTGAAAAGAGTTGGGCTAAGGAGATTTGTTTTAGTGATTTATCTAAAATAGAAAATCCACCATTACCTGATAGATCGCAGTGGATTCACACTATAGCAAACACACATTGGTCCAATGATGAAGTAGTATCGGGAAAACTTTGGGCAAATATTAAGAACTATATTTTAAACTCTCGTTAACAAATATAGGTAAAGACTTTCTTTCACCTTTAGCAGTCCACACATAACTGTCATTCGACATATTCCAGTCAATATAAGGCATTGGTAATGCACCGTAGTTGAAATTTGGAACAATTTTGTCAAGTACATCTTGATCCAAACTCCAATACAAATGATTATTTTCAATATTTTGTTTTAGTATGTCAGCATACTGATCAAGGTATTCAACGGATTTAAAATTTTTCAAAAAATACATGCCACCGGCTAAAAATCTTGATTTTTTTCCAGAAATATGGTGTATAAAAAAGTCATAATTTCCTGCTGGTTTAGGAATTTCTTTTCTTACCACAGCATCAATATCAATGGCAAAAATTTCTTGAGGATTTTTGACAAGTTCTCGGAGTCTCACGAATCTTGCACAAGCAAAATAGGTTTTCATCACTCTTTCTATGAGATTTTTGTCATTTCCTTTCTTCATAGCAGTAAGAGAGCGTTCATACTTAAATTTTTCATTCTCCACATTTGACAACTTTTGAAGATTTTCTGCGGCATTGGTAAAATCTTCAATTTTTACATATTCATATGAAACAGAAACTCTTGAATCTTGAGAAAATTTGTCAATTTGTGAATCTAGTGGATTAAAAATATGCAGATGTATTCCTGCAGACGTATTTTTCTTAACACTGTTAACTAGTTTAATTGCAAATTCGTCAAAATAATTTTTATCGCAGGCGACGTAGATAAAAAAATCTGATTGATTTAAAGAACCTTGAATTTTCGGTATTTTCATGAAATAGTTTTGTGTAAATAGTGTTATATTTATAGACATGAAATTCACACTTTACAGAAACAACGGCGCATTGAATAGTAAGCCAGTGTTTGATGCATTCGAACAAGGGCTACATTCTTTGGGTTTACAATCTGCCGATAATGGTATACCAGTTATATGGTCTGCACTATGGAATGGCAGAATGTTTCCGAATCGTGACATTTATTTTTCAGCTAGGAAGCAGAATCGTCCGATTATTATTTTAGAGGTAGGGAGTCTACGTAGAGGAATTACATGGAAGGTTAGTATCAATCATGTAAACCGTTTAGGTATCTTTGGTAACTCGGATAATCTTGATATAAATCGCAATGCTATACTTAATATACCCTTTAAAAACAGTTCTAATCGTAGAAAAGAAATTCTAATTGCTTGCCAAAATGTAAAAAGTTTACAATGGCAAGGTCAGCCGGATGTAGCTCAGTGGGTTAAATCAACAGTATCGCAAATTCGACAATATACTGATAAGCCTATAGTTGTTCGCCCCCACCCTCGCTCACCTTTTATTTTATCTTTACCAGATGTTAGATTAGATGTTGTGAAAAGAATACCTAATTCTTATGATGAGTTTAATATACAATATGATTATCATTGTGTAGTTAATTTCAATAGCGGCCCTGCTGTACAGGCTGCATTAATAGGAACTCCGGTAATATGTGATTCGTCAAGTTTAGCATATCCGGTTAGTGATATAATGGCTAACGTCGATTCGCCGACACTGCCGAACAGAGAGAAATGGTTTTTAGAATTATTGCACACTGAATGGACCGTTGAAGAGATAGCACAGGGAATTCCGCAACGAAGATTACTCCCTGAATTAGAACAGTTAGTTTGTTGACTTCGATAGATCATTGCTGTAATATTATACAATGACAAGTGCTATATACATCGAGGATTTACTCTTAGAAATAAGAGACAGCGAAACTGGATTTCACAGTGTAATGTCTTGGGGCGATGCTATTGTGTGTCACAGCATTGTAAAAAGAATTGACGACGGCGAGCGTATAACTTTTAGCCAGAGCAAACTTTTGTTAAAGCTATTGGCAAAGTATCATGTACACTATTCTGCAATTGGACACGATTATACCGATCTAATTAACAACCCTAGTTGGAAAAATCCTTTCCGCCAAATAGACAACACACGCTCTATAAAAATTATCAAAGACGTAACCGGCAACCTCTGGTACAATATAAAAATTCCTTATTCGTTAAACGAGGATCTTCAAGATACGGTCCTAAAAGGAACTTTAAAACATACATATTGGGATACTGAATCTAGGACTCGTAATATATCGTTTTACGAATATTCTATTTTCGAAATGTTAGAGTTTGCTAATAAACACAAGTTTGAAATTGATGATACAGTTATTGCTGCACAGAATTTCGTTGAAGAAGTAATAGCTCAACAAGACACAATTCTCCCTCGCAGCGAAATTGAAAACGATAAAATAGTTCTGAAAAATGCTCCAGAGGATGCCCTAAATTACTGGAATGCAAATCAAACTTTTGACGTTAGCAAAGACATGTTCCTTGCTAAATCGATGGGCTTTCCGATACATCTCGAGTCTAAAGCTGCAACAATTGTGGAAAGAATTTGTCAAAGTGAAGAAAACTTTTTCTGGATAAAATCTAATAAAAACTTTTTTACTTTACATAAAAGTATTAACGGCGTGACTTGTATAGTACTAGATCGTAATACACAAAATGTCATTGAATGGTTAGACACGTTTGTTAAAGATGCTGAAATTTCTGGCATATCTCGTACAGATATTAGAGTCTGTTTTAGAGAAAATAAAGACAGCAAAACCCCGTTAAATGATTGGGTTCGAGAAAATAGTCTCGGAGGCCCAGTCGAAGGTGCGAAGATTTTAATATTCAAACATAAACCGGCCAAGTGGTTGTTTGCCAATAACGTTGATGTTAAAATCATAGTTACCAACAGTTATACTCCCGTTAACGATTCAATCGTTACTGCATGGCTTGATAGTCATCATTGCAGATGCTATCTTGGAGAAATAAAGCCAACTGTATTAAGGACACAAAAAATTGTCAGTGTGTAAAATAATTATAAAAGACGAAGTTAATATTAAATTAGAAGGCTTGGCAATAGAAACTAGAAGAAAAATTGTCAACAAACTCAAGTTTGATTTGCCATATGCTCGTCATATGCCTGCTTATAAACTAGGAAGATGGGACGGCACTAAAACCTATTTCGGCATCGGCGGAAACGGTTATTTGGCACACTTAGATGTCATACTACCTATTGTTGTCAGCGATGGATATGAAGTGGAAGTGGAAGACCATCGTGTACACAAAGCATTTACCTTTGAAAAAATAGGTGAAAATTATTGGGCCGATAAAGGCAAAACTTGGCCTAAAGGACATCCTAACGCAGGCAACCCAATTGTACTGCGAGATTATCAGTACGACGTTATAAACAAGTTTGTAGAAAATAGTCAGGCATTACAAGAAGTTGCAACAGGTGCAGGCAAAACTATTACTACCGCAACACTTAGCCATTTGTGCGAACCTTACGGACGCACAATGATTATTGTTCCTAATAAAAGTCTTGTAGTTCAAACCGAAGAAGATTACAGGAACCTAGGACTTGATGTAGGTGTATACTTTGGTGATAGAAAAGAATTAAACAAAACACACACAATCTGTACATGGCAGAGCCTCAACGTCCTTGACAAGAAAAGCTACGACGATGACGAAGCACTGTCGCTAGCAGAGTTCACCGAAGGTGTCGCTGCTATCATTGTTGACGAAGTTCATCAGGCCAAAGCAGAAGTGCTGACAAAATTGTTAACACAGAACTTTAGAAACTGCGGTATACGTTGGGGATTAACGGGTACAGTACCTAAAGAGGATTGGGAATTTCAAGGCATTCTTGCCAGTATTGGGCCTGTTATTAATCAAGTATCTGCACACGATTTACAAGAAAGGGGAGTGTTAGCTGACTTACATATCAACATTCTACAAACAAATAACGTAGAAGTATTTCGTAGTTTTCACGACGAATATAGTTTTCTAGTAACCGATCCAACACGGCTGAAATGGATCAGCGACAAGATTAAAGAACTAGCACTAACAGGCAATACACTGGTTCTAATCAATAGAATTGATACAGGAAATCAGTTGATCGAGTTGATTCCAGATGCAGTGTTTATCAGTGGCGCTGTTAAATTAAATGACAGAAAAGAAGAATACGATGAAATTAAAACTAGCGACAATAAAATTATTGTGGCAACGTATGGTGTTGCTGCTGTTGGCATTAACATACCTCGGATATTTAATCTTGTTTTGCTGGAGCCAGGAAAGAGTTTCGTACGGGTTATCCAAAGTATTGGACGTGGAATTCGAAAGGCAGAGGATAAAGACTTTGTACAAATCTGGGATATAACGTCGTCATGCAAATACTCTAAACGTCATTTAACAGAAAGAAAAAAATATTATAAAGAGGCGAAATATCCTTTTACAATTACAAAGGTTACAACATGAAAATTTTAACATTACAAAACACAGCATTTGATTTAAATGATTTGCCTGATGAAGTTGACGAAGATACTAGATTTTCAGTTCTTGATAATTCAAATGTCAATGATCCAGACTTTTATTTTATGCCATTGATTTTTCTAGAATCATTTAACAGCCCTGCTATTTTGTTAAATATCGGAGGATATGAAGTACAAATGCCATTAGATTGGTGCTTGGTAGTAGCAGACAAAGAAAGCGGATTGGATCCAGAAGTTCTGCCATTAACAAGCATTAATGAAAGAGGATTTCACGCATTTATTTTTAATCCTGTAAAAGGGTTCAAGGCAGAGTATATGCCTATTGAAATAGTGAATATCTTTCAAGATGTCAAATGGTATTTTCCAAAAATGAAAAATGGACAGTTGTTAACAGTACCATTGTCAGACGGAAAAAATCCACCGTGTGCTTATTTTGTCAAAGAAGTCAGCCGTCAAAGTGAAATATTACAACTGGATAGATTAATATAACATGCCTATGGACACCTTGATGAACTACGATCCACTCGGCAGCTTTAAGCACAGGGCTGTTTGGTATGTTAGATTCGCCTGGTGGCCGCATCATTGTTGCATAAGCGGAAAACGTATATGGTTAAAGAAGGCCTATAAAGGCACAGCCATGTGGACAGGACCAGGTGAACCGGTATTTCAGCACGAGTGGGTTCTCAAAGAACAATATCTGTTTGCAAAATTGCGAGGAACATTATAATTATGGGAAGTCTTAAACCTGATGCAACTTATATATATGAAAGAGTAAATGATATAGTTTATGCCAGAGAATTAGGAGCAGATCCTAATACACGGAAAGAAGTAGGATGGCAGTACGATTCTCGCACCAGAGATGGACGACCATTGCATAATCATCTAATGGATGACAAGTTATGGGGAGAAATTCGCCAATCAGCATTAACCAATCCTGCTTTACAAGAAGCCCTCGATCGTGTTAAAATAATATATCATTTAAGTAAGGACGAGGGTAATGGGCAAAAATAAACACGTTGATCTATTTAAAGATATGATTCCCGCAGTGGATATGGGTCTTAAAGAGCTATGGGATGCTGCCGGCGAAGAAGGTCAAAAAGAAATCAAAGGTGATTTTTGGAACTTAAATCGATACATTAGTACAGTTAAGAGTAATGATAGAGAAATACAAGAGCATTTCGTTTTGACTGTTAACGAGTTTTATAATAAAAATTGGGCTGTAATTCAAAAACATCCTAAGCTAGTTTGGCAGACTTTATGTTTGTCAAGCCACGAAAGTAAAAAGAAATTCTTTCATGAATGGATTGCTCTAAAAAAGCAAAAAAATAAAAAGGAAGAGTTTATTGCAGAACTGTTTCCTAACATGAAAATGAGCGACGTTACTACACTGGCAAAAATATCAACAGACAAAGAAATTAAGGAATATTGTGAATCACTTGGCTGGGATAAAAAGCAAGTCAATGCAATTAAATTTTAAATGTGGATATTGCAACAAGCCTTTTGCCAAAGAAAAAACTCTTGGTATCCACATTTGTGAACAAAAACGCAGGCATCTCAGTAAAGATGAGAAACACGTTAAAGCAGGACTGTTAACGTTTCAAAAGTTCTTCGAATTTACACAACGTAATAAAACACCCAAGACATTTGACGAATTTGCCAAAAGTCCATACTACACTGCCTTTGTAAAGTTTGGCAGTTTCCTTGTCAATACTGCACCCATTTATCCAGAACGATTTATTGATTATGTTATCAAAAGTGGTATCAAGTTAGATCACTGGTGTCGCGATGAATTATATGAAAAGTATATTAGCGAGCTGATCAAAATAGAACCTGCTGATGGTGCCATACAACGTACTATTGAAACTATGATGAAGTGGGGTGATAAGAACTCTGCACAATGGGAGCAGTACTTTTTATACGTTAATTTAAATCGAGCTGTACACGACATCAAAGAAGGATTAGTCAGTCCTTGGATCTTGTTAAATAGCAAGTCAGGTAAAGATATGCTGAAGCGTATGACAGATGAACAGTTAGATATTGTTGGTCCTGTTATTGATCCGCAGTTTTGGTCCCGTCGTTTCAAGTCATTGCCTGCAGATGTAGAGCTAGTAAAAAGTGTCATCAAGGAGGCTAGGATACAATAATGCCTAAGCGAAAGATAGAAGAAGTAGACGAAGAATTAAAAGAAAATGAAGAATTCATTTCCAGGGATGACATCGACATTGAAGTAGCTGTAAGTGAGGACGAGCCTGTTGTTTACGTTAAATTTAGTGGGTTTGAGGCAGACGAGGATGCTGAGGAATATGCAGAATTCCTCGCCGAAACACTACCACTATTACTTTTTGAAAGCACACGTTTGCAATAAAAATGGATATTGACATAGACTTTCTCAACAGAGAAGATGCCTTAAAATTATTTGATCACACAGTTGCTAGCCGAATTGAGGATGGCAAATTAGTCAAACATAACACTGGCATTTACTTGCACACTGTACCTGTTGATGCAGTCACTGGTCTGTGTCAAATACCATATGAACTCGCTGAAGAGCAAGGATATTTTAAAATAGATTTCCTCAATGTAGGAATTTATAAAGGTGTTCGTTCAGAACAACACCTGATTGAACTTATGAATAAGGAGCCGTTATGGGAACTTTTGGAACAGGACGATTTTTGCAATCTGCTATTTCACGTCAATGGACATGGAGACATACTAAGGAAGACTCGGCCGAAATCTATACCCCAACTAGCGGCAGTTTTGGCCCTAATACGTCCAGCAAAGCGTCATCTAATTGGGAAAGATTGGACGACTATTATGAAGACGATATGGACGAAACCTACGAACGGTGAATACTATTTTAAGATGTCGCATGCCATAGCGTATGCAACGGCAATTACAGTTCAGATGAACTTAATTTGTGAAAGTGTAAGTTATGATTACAGTTAATTAGCTCGTCTTATTAACGTAATTGACTTACGCTTTATTCTTTTAATAATTATATCATTTAAGCTAATACAGGGACCTACAATAACTTTTACATCTTTTGTAGAGAAGTTTTTGATGCTGTATCTAAAATGTGCTATTTCTTTGTTCAGGAAAATATTGATAGGAATTTGCCTATTTGATTCCCACCACCAAACCTCACCCAGTTCTAAAAATCTCGCTTTTTCTGCATCACTTTTGATCGCTGCATAATCATACATGCTGGTTACTTGTGCATCTTGGTTGATGATGATACCCACATATTCTTGATCTACATGTGTTATAACGCTTATAAACGGAAAATTTTCTTTTAAGTTTTCTGATATTCTCATAGATAAATATGTATTAGGGCCGCTAATGTTATGCAACTAATTAAAACTTATTTATATCCAAATCGTGTAGATGCGTTTACAAATGCGTTCTCCGAATGGCCAACTGAGAGGTATCGTAGAGTGTACAATCGCAACTTAAAAATATATCGCGGAATCGATAACAAAATAGAATTCCAGGTTAAAAACTCCGCTGAAAAGAACCAGGATATATCAGGTTCTATTCTTGTGTTTTCATTAGTTAATCCGGATTCAGGCGAACTAATACTACAAAAAGATTGTACAATTCAAAGTACCTT